TTAAGTCTTCGGTGGAGAGTACGGACAGGGCTTGTTTTGCTTTTTCGTTGCTGTATCCATAATACTCTTTTACCACTTCCAAATCAGTAACGACCTCAGTTTTTATCCACTTAGAGAATCGTTTTCGTTTTCTAACAATATTTATAAGAAAATCAAACTGAAGCTTCTTGTCAAGGATGTGATACTGATTCATAGCATTAGCTACAGCCACAGTATCTTGAAAATAAGACAGTGAACGATTGGACATGTAAGGTAGATAACCTTTTTCTGTTTCTTCGTCTACAATCATATTAGTTTTGGTATAATTTATAGCAGTTACATATTCAAAAGGGTTCATTAACACCATCCATTTTCATAATCAATACGATATAAGATTTTTATTCTTTCAATTATATCATCTGTTACTTCTAAAGACAAACTTTTTATACTTTTATTTTCGCGTAGACCGATCATCTGATTCTTTTTATCTTCGTTCCATGGCGGATTAATAATTTCTAACATGTGAGATATAGCTTGATCCATATCAGTTAAATCATATACGTAATGGTATTTATTTTTATCACCATAAAAAAAGGTTTGTGTTAAAAAATGCCAGTTCATCACATTACCCTTTTCAACTGCGGTTATCACTTCTTCTAAAGAAGAAAATCCTTTTGCAGGATAAGGTCGTATACTTGCATTTTTAACATGGTATTGACGGTTTAGATGATCAACGCACGATAGAAATCTTTTCACAGGATCTCTTTTTATTGCAAAACGAATGCTGTTTTTTCTGAACGGAGGATCTAAGATATCACCATAGTCCCACCATTGTTTCTCTCTATGATTACTAGGACCGCCTTTAATATAGGTATAATTCTTCCTTCCTCCTAATTTTAGCCAGAGAATTTTGGAATTTGTAAGACCACACTTTGGCGCAAATCTAAGATCAACAAGTTTAGGAAGGTAGTGTATATTCTCAACACTCATTTGAATTCAACTCCTGCCATCACCTCCGTCATGCAAGCGACCATGTTCAACTCATGATCTGCAACGAATGCAGCCTTGTACTGATAATCAGCAAGGATCAACACTAACTGTGGTATGCTTCCAGTATCAATACGTTCATACATGCTGTCATACATGTGACGAAAGATAGCTGCTGTATCAACATCGATGTTATTGGCCACCCATGTTCGCATCTTCTTAAAGTCTTTGGCTTTAAGTGATTCAAACAAACCGTCGTAGTTGTTCGTGTCTGCATTAACAGAGATGTTTAGAACACCACCCACAGACGCACGTTGAAGTTCATTAAGAACTCGTCGCCAATCTGGAGCATGTTTCATGATCACATTGGCTAGATCACTATCTTGACCGTTCAGATCTACATTCTCTTTCTCAAGAATATCCATAGATCTTTTCATCATCTGACCGCACAAGGCTTGCATGTCTTTCTTAGATGTATTGAATTCATACACACCACACCGAGAGTGGAGTGGTTCAATGATTCTATTCTTGAAGTTACATGTGAGAATGAATCGGCAGTTATCTGAAAACTCTTCGATGAACCCGCGCAATGCAGGTTGTGTCGATTGAGGATTCAGATAATCTGCCTCATCAAGAATAACAACTTTGACACCACCCTGTAGGGAAACAGACGAAGCAAAACGTTTGATCTTGCCTCTTAGGGTTTCAATGTTGCCTTCTTCTGAACCGTTGACTATGATAAAGTCTAGGTCTAGTTCGTTACAAAGAGCCTTTGCAACTGTGGTCTTACCAAGACCTGCGGTGCCGGTGAACAGCATGTTTGGTAATTCACCGGACTTGATTATTTCACTGAATGTTTCTTTTAACTTAACTGGTAAAATTGTATCCGCAATCTTCGCGGGGCGATACTTCTCAACCCAAAGAAACTCTTCTCTGCTCATTCACATACCTCATCATAATATAAAAATTGGAGCGGTGTGGTGGAACTGCCCCACCTGTACAAACTGGAAGAATGTACCTACTCTACCGTACCACCGCAATAAACTTACTCAGATTCCGATTCACTATTGGACTCTTCAGTCTCTACCATTTGAATCAAAGAAATACATTGGTCTCGTAATTGTCCAATGGTCGCCAACTCTTCACCACGAAACCCGCCTCGACCAGCAACGGTGTCAATCACTGCGACAGTACTTCGTGTTACACGGTTAACCAAATCAATCATTTCTTCATTATCACTCATAATTATGCTCCATACGTACTAGTTTTTTCAAGCGCAACCCAGTATTCAATACCGGAAGATTTATTCACAAAATGTGAGATTAATTTAGATGAGATTGAAACATCATAATCCCCATCAATCATTTTTAGATTCGAAATATTAAACACGAAACTAAAATTAGAATCTTCAAACTTACCATCAACATCAATTGAGAAAGCATTAGAAGTTTTATCGTTATTATCTATAACAGACAAATTCATCACATTTCCAGATGTTGACACTGACACTTCAGTATGACCTAGAACAGAAGCAGCACGTTTGATTTTCAATAACGTTTCACGTTCTAAAGTGAATGTTACTTCAGCTTCGGGCATGATAATATCTTTACTAGGTGAAGTTAAGATATCAGTATCAGAATAATGATACTTAATACGTGAACGTCCACTACCATCACTTACGATAACAAAGTTATCTTCAAACTTTAATCGAGGAGTGTCCAGTAAAGACAAGGTACTAAGAAACTCATTGAGATCATAGATACCAAACTTGCGGGGAAAATCTACGTCTAAGGTAGAAGTACTTAAAACATTCTTTGCTTCGGATACAGTTTTTACTACATTACCTTCGTTGAAAACGATGTTTGAGTTGATTGATGCGAAGTTTTTTAAGACTTCTAGTGTTGATTCAGATAGTTCCATGATATAATCCTTTGTTAATATAGTACCATTATACACCATTAGGTGTGAAAGGTCAAGCGACTTTAGAAAAATTCTTGTGCTTGATGAATTCGATCTTGCGATCAAACTTATTGTCCAACAACTCACCTTTATGTGAGATGATGAACACATTCGTGTCGTTATCAATAGTTTCAAGAATCTTGAGTAGATTCTCTACTCCATCCGCATCGAGAGAACTGTCGAAAGTCTCATCAAGAATCAGTAGGTTGGTGGCGATACTGTTCTTCATCTTAGCAACCTGCCTCCAAGTAAACAGAAGTGCTAAGTCGATGCGTTGCTTTTCACCCTCGGAGAAACTGTCATAAGAAAACGCATCACGATGACGTGACCGTATGGTTTCTTTGAAAGACTCGTCTAAGTCAAAGTGAACGTAGAAATCAAGCACCTGAAGATACTGGTTGGTCAACTGATTGATGACCGGCAGGTATTGCTTGATGATCTTGGTTTTAATACCAGTATCTTTAAGGAGTTCTGTTATGACGTTGTTGTATTCTCGCTGCTCGGCGAGTTCAAGTTTCGATTCAACGAGAGTTTCTCTTTTACTCTCTTCACTTGAGAGAGAATCTCGTGCTTCTTGCAGGCTATGTACACCTGTTTGGAGTTGGGATAACTCACCCTGTAAAGAAGTAATTCGTCTTTGGGTCCATGTGATTTTTTCTTTGATGGTGTTGATTTGATTACGTTGCTCAACTTCAAGATCAATTGAGGTTTGAAGAGTTTGTTTATCATTAGTCAACTTTCCTATTTGGTGTTCACATTGTTGTCTTGCTTCTTCGAGTTCGTCCCACTTGTTTTTGGCGTTCTGTACCTTATCCAATCGGAAGGAGGATTCGATGGCTTGCTGACAGGTGGGGCAGTCTTCGTTGTCTTCATAGAATAAAATCTCTTTGTTCGATGCTTTCTGTTTAGCATTAAACTGAAAGACATACTTACCCATTTCATTGATCTTAGTGTCCAATGCAGACTGACGGGTTTGAAGGTCAGATAAAATAATATCTTCCCAACTTGTTACTTGGGTGTTTAGACGGGCCAACTCTGCAATCTCTTCGTCAATTAACTCTTGTTTTTCTTGACGAGCGGATTCAGAGATTTTTTTCAAATCATTAAGGTGTTGCTTTAACGATTCTATTTTGTTACTCACAAGTTCAAGTTTGTGATTCACATCAACTGTTTGATCTTTCAGTAGAGAAGTCTTTTCTTTTAAAATAGTGTTCATTTTTGAGAACACATTAATATCTAGAAGGTCTTCAATTACTTCTCTGCGCACGTGGGCGGGGAGTTGCATAAAAGGAATGAAACTGCTACTCCCCAGCACCACAATCTGATGAAAGGTTTTATGATTAAGTTTTAATACATTTTGCTCAAGAATTTTTTGATATTCTTTAGCGTGCGAGTCTTGATTAATCAAGACGCCATCGCGCCAGATTTCGAATATCGCTGGTTTTAATCCGCGAATAATCTTGTACTTTTGATTGTACGCATCGAACTCAACTTCAGCAACACAATCTTTATTATTAATTGTATTCACTAACTGTGGTTTGTTGACATTACGGTGTGCTTTACCAAACAAAGTAAAAGACAATGCGTCGAGCATTGTAGATTTGCCGGAACCGTTTTGTCCCACAATTAATGTGGTGCTGTGTTCGGTAAGATTAAATTCGGTGAATTTATCGCCTGTAGACAGAAAATTCTTGTAACGAAGATGTTTAAATCTAATCATGGGTATATTATACTGTATTTCTTAAAGAATTAAAACTAGGTGCAAGTGTTTGTTTTTAAACAACTTCTAGTGTTTGAGCTTCTGCCATCAATTCAGAGACCATTGATTTGATCTTTTCTTTGTTTAAATCGGTGTCGACGGCATCAATATATGTCTTTAACAGGGTGTCAGTACTTTCAATGTTTATGTTGGTGTCCTCTACTTGCGCTCCAGCGAAATCTTGGAAATTTTCTGCTATCTGTAATCCATGAATTCTTTTCATATTAATCCGGTCTACGAATTTGTCGAATTCTTTTGGTTTTGATTTGTTCACGACAATCAATTTAACAAAATGGTTTTCTATGTCAGAAATATTTTTTGTCGCGTAATTATAATTGGTGTCGTCATAGAAAATCTTTTTGAAAATCGTGTTAGGGTTTTCTACTGGTAGCAATTCTCTGGTTTCTGTATCCAAAACATGAAAATATTTTCTGTCGTCGCAATCAGACCAGAAAAATTCCATTTGACATCCAAGGTAGTGTACGTTTTCTTGTTGAGATTTGGTATGGTAGTGACCAGAAAGAACCATATCAAACCTGCTGAATATGTTTTTGTCCATACCTACTGGAGCAAGCACACCCGCTTGCATTTCAAATCCTTGCAATTCTAGATGCGCCGCCAATATATCTGCTCTACATGTTTGCAAGAACTCAAGAACCTCAGTTTCATTTTCTGCGTTTATCCAAGGGATCAATGCGCAACGAAGTCCATCATAATCCATTATAGCGCATTCTTCGATTATATTGACCTCGTTCATATAATGCCCGAGCAATTCTTTTAGTGCGTTTAACTGATTTGTGTTTTTATAATAGACATCGTGATTACCTGGGATAATATCCATATGAATCCCACGATCCCGAAGT